TCTGAGCAAAGAACAATTAGCCAGTGAAGCTATCGGCATACTTAGCAATCCTGGAAATATCACAGCAGCAGCACAGAGCATAGGCGGTGTGGTAGGTGCTATTTTTCCCAAGAGCGCCAGCACAGAAACCACAACCAGTGCCAGTCAACGTAACTTGGTAGGAGGTCCAGATTAAATTATGACCACTAACTTACCAGCACAAATCATCGAAGACAGTGCAGCTACTACAAAACTGTATTTTGAAAACTACGGCGAAGCTGCTTTAGAGTTTCCAGCCAATGATGTCACTGCCGCAATAAGTTTTTTCCAACAGGCAGGATTCGATTTAGATGCTTCTGCAACTTCTGCGTCTGTGATTCTAAGACAGGCAAAAATTGACGGCACACCTATTTCTCAAATATTAGACACATTAAAAAGTTTTTCTGGAGTTTCGCTGGGGCAGATAGTAGCAGAAATACTCAATAACAATCGTGTGCCCACATCGCTGCTAGGCTATAGATCCAGTGATGTAAAACCTAATCAAACCAGAAACATAGCTGCCTAATGTCTAAATTTGCACAAGGTCGGTTTGAAATGAAAAATCCCGACAAGTACATAGGGAAGAAAACCCCTCTGGCCCGCAGCTCGTGGGAGTTTGTATTCATGCGTATGCTAGACGAGCATCAGGGCGTTGAAAATTGGGCCAGCGAAAGCATACAGATACCCTATAGAGATCCCATGACAGGCAGATACACAATATATGTGCCTGATTTCTTTGTGGTCTACAAAGATAAATCAGGAAAAAAACATGCAGAAGTGGTAGAAGTAAAACCACAGAGTCAGACTCTGCGAGAATCTGTAGGCAAAAGCCGATATAATCAAGAACAGTATATTAAAAACATGGCCAAATGGGAAGCTGCTACTGCTTGGTGTAAACAGCAGGGAATTAGGTTTCGGGTAGTGAACGAGGGTGATATTTTCCATCAAGGCACTAAACGCAGATAAGTATGATATGACTAAAAAATTAGAAGAACTATTTGATTTAGAATCTCAAGCTGAGCCAGCAGCACCGCCTCCGCCTGTACATGAAGAAATCAATAGTCTTGATGATCAATATCAAGCAGTGCAAAAGATAGTACAAACACTGCCACATATACAAGAACTAGAAAATCTTGATGAGCAAGAACTAGATAATCTTGCCAAGAAAGCCGAACAGGCCTACGATGATCTCATGGATTTAGGCATGAATGTAGAAGTGAGATATTCAGGTAGGATATTTGAAGTAGCAAGTTCTATGATGGGCAACGCTATTACTGCCAAAAGCAACAAGATAGAAAAGAAACTCAAAGCAGTAGATCTACAGCTGAAAAAGCTAAAAATAGACAACGATGCTGGAGTAGATCCCAACAACGTAATAAACGGGCAGGGTTATGTGATAACAGATCGCAACGAACTGCTGAAAAAATTAAGCGGAAAAGCATAAATACTCATATGAAAACTTTTAAAGAATATCTCGTCGAAAACAAAAAAGTCTACAGCTTTAAGATCAAAGTTGCGGGCGATGTTCCTGAAAAATTTCAAGAAGCATTAAAATCACGTCTAGACAGCTGCAAGGTCATGACTTTCGAAAAGTTGTCGACTACGCCTATACAAAAATTACCGTTGGATTTTCCAGGCAAAGAAAACATGCAGGTTACTATATATGAAGTGATTTGCGAATACCCAATTACTCCGCCTGAAATAGAAACTCATGTCAAAGCTATAGGCATTGATGAAGATTGTTTCCGTGTAAGAAACAGTGGCGAACCTACAGAAGCAGATCAGGTGTTGTTAGATAACGAACCCAATGGCGAAGCTATGTTAGACGAACAAGACATGGACAAAGGCACAGGAAAAATCAAACACAAAGACTATTTTGGTGATGACTTCAATAAGGGATTCTTGAAAGATCTAAGCAAAACAGCCAAGCAGAGAACCAAAGATGGATTCGCTGCTGAATACAAAATACCCAAGCAAAAAATAGACAAAGCTGGATCAATGAGTCCAATGTCAAACGCTGGCAAACCAGATCCACACAAAGGAAATTAACTATGAACTTTCAAGACCTATTGGCCAAAATGCAGGAGTTGGATAGGCCAGCCACAGAAGCCTGTGGTGATTCACCGATGTCACCTAGCATGCCAATGAGCATGCCGCCAATGCCAGAAAAACCAGATACTCCACCTCCAAGTATGAGTTTAAATCTCAATGCACAAGGCATGGACAACATTGAAGAACTAATGAAGCTGATGACTAAAGTTAATCCAGATATGATTAATCAGCCAGCACCAATGAGCTCTATCAGCATCGAGCCAATGGACAAGCCAATGGGCGGGCTACCTCCATTGAAGATGTTGCCAGATATGGACTCAGACAACGATGATATGCCGGGTGGAGAAATGGACAGCGATTATGATGACAGTGGAGATCTAGATGCACATGAAAAAGATCACGCAGACGAAAAACCATTGATCAAAACCCTAGACCGTGATGACGACGGCGATCACGACATGGACGATCACGATGCTGAAAAGAAAAACAAAGACGAAGCATTTGGCAATTCACTGAACGGCTCAGATTCAGAATATGCAGGGATAGATGCTGCTTTTCCAGACGGCGACGACCTAAACAAGCCTAAGAAAAGTTTTAGTGGTAAACCATATCGTGGCGACAATCCTATGGCAGCTGGAGCATACGAAAGCAAAGAACAACTACGTGCCAGTATAAGAGAAGAACTTCTACAGAGATTGGCAGAAGCTAAAGGAGCGAAATAATGTCAGGATTTAAAATTTCAACTGAGTCACTAAGACCAGAATTTTATCAAGTTGTAATTACACTAACTGGTGGTGCAGGAACATATCCTACAGCAGACGGTAATGACAACGGTGCTGTATGCCCACAAGATCACAGTCAATTTGCTACTAAGCCAACTACATTGGCAATCGGTCGTCGAGTGGCAAGAGGTCATCAACGTTTTTTAGCCATTGTTGAAAATCTACAAAAATACGCAGATGCACAGATCCAAGATGTACAGTTTACCAGTGCTGGTGCAACAGCAGCAGATAATCAAGCAACAGCAGTGACATTCACAGTGAGATATGATCGTGCAGGTGCAGCAGGTGCAGGAGTAACTGAGGGGGTGTTGGGCGGTACAAGAGCAGAAATTGGAACTCCATTCCAATTTACAGCTACCACAGACGGTACAATCACTGTCGATACAACAGCTAAAGCTCTACGCTATCAAATTGGTCAGGCGATTGGCAGAACTAACCACGTTAAAAGCATGAGAGTGTGGGATGGTGCGCAAGGTGCTGAAATCCAAGAATCACTAACTGTTACATTACCTGATACACTTGCTGACATTTACAAAGATGTAGCTGTAACATTAGTTGATGCAGCAGAAACTATTGATTCTTAATCAATTTATACATAATCAAATAGGCTCTCCGGAGCCTATTTTTTTCATTAAATAAACATATGTCAAAATCCTTAGACGGCAATCTAATTAAGAAAGCCCATGCACAGATCCGTTACAATTTAGATGAGGTTAAACATCTAGAAGCTTGTATGGATCCAGTTACTGGCCCTTTATATTTTGCTAAAAACTTTATAAAAATACAGCACCCTACTAGAGGGTCAATTCCATTTGAACCTTACGGGTTTCAAGAACTGTTAATTGAAGCATACCACACCAACAAAGAATGCATAGCCATGTTGCCACGTCAGATGGGCAAGACCACATGTGCTGTGGCATACCTATTATGGTATACCCAGTTTATGCCGGACGTACAGGTATTGATTGCTGCGCACAAGTACGAAGGTGCTCGAGACATCATGGATCGTTATAGGTACGCCTATGAAAATTTACCCGACTTTATCCGTGCCGGGGTGTATTCGTATAATAGAAATACCATCGAATATGATAATGGATCACGTATACAGGCAACTACCACAACTGAAAACACAGGCCGTGGTAAATCTCTGTCATTGATCTATTGTGATGAGTTTGCGTTTGTGCAACCTCCTGAAAAAGCCAAAGAGTTCTGGACTGCACTATCACCAACATTGGCCACAGGCGGTAAAGCAATTATCACATCAACGCCCAACAGTGACGAAGACCAATTTGCTATGATTTGGTTAGAAGCCAACAAGCGATTTGACGATTTCGGCAATGAAACTAAATTAGGAGTTAACGGCTTCTATCCGTTTTTTGCACCGTGGCAGGAACATCCAGACCGCGATGACGAGTGGGCCAGATTAGAACGTGCTAAAATTGGAGAAGAACGGTTCCGTAGAGAGTTTGAATGTGAGTTCTTGATCTATGACGAAACACTGATCAACTCTGTGAAGTTAGTCGAACTTGCGGGATCAGACCCTATTATGAACATGGGGCAAACACGATGGTACAAAGATATCAGTCCCAAGGCCACATACCTTGTTGCGTTAGATCCTAGTTTAGGCACAGGCGGAGACTACGGTGCCATACAGGTCTACGAAATGCCTGAAATGGTACAGGTAGCAGAATGGCATCACAATACCACTCCTGTACAGCAACAGGTCAGGGTCATGAGAGAAATATTAAAATATATTCACGAACGTGGCGAAGAAAAGGGCGGTGCTCCTATCATCTACTATTCAGTTGAAAACAACAGTCTTGGTGAATCGGCACTGGTTGTAATCAATGATATAGGCGAAGAAAACTTTCACGGGCTGTTTCTTTCAGAACCTATACGCAAAGGGCATATACGCAAGTTCCGTAAAGGTTTCAACACCACACATAGAAGCAAGATTAATGCTTGTAGCCAGTTGAAAAACATGATTGAAAATCACAAGATGACTATCCACAGTAAACCGCTGATATCCGAGCTGAAAACATACGTGGCGTCTGGATTGGGCTTTAAAGCTAAGAGCGGCGAGCACGACGATCTAGTCAGCTCGACACTGCTGATCATGCGCATGGCCGATGTGTTAGCGGACTGGGATCCACAGATCTATGACAAAATGACGGAGAAAATCAACGACGATGCCATGCCTATGCCGATCTTTGTAAGCATGGGTCTTTGATAAATATACTTATGGACGCAACAAATAACATAGCTACAGATTTATTCTACAAGGTACGCAGCCGGTTCTCCGGCTTGAAACTAGGTGCAGGTTCGGGTGAGATCACTATCAATCCAGAACAGGCTAGGTTCTTTGATTTTGACTACACAGAAGGGCAAAATCCCATAGGACATGTTAGTATCAGCCTTGCAGAACCCAACTCTATGAAAGTGTATTTTTCTAATGGAATTACAGAAGGCATGGATGACGGGCAGAAAACAAACTGGTACGGCTTCTTGAAAGAACTGCGTCAATTTGCTAAACGAAGATTATTAAGTTTTGACACACGTGATATTGCTAAAGACAATTTAGATAAAAGAGATTACGAGTTCCTAAGTCAAAATGCACAACCTAAACCACAGACAAATATGATACAGAAATCAGTCGGAGAAAGCCTAATGAGTGAAAGCACAATGTATGGTAGCAAAACAATGAGCTATCAAAAATTAATGGACACACGTCTAATTATCAAACACAGCCATGCAGTGATGGATGACACACAACCGGGTGCCAGAACTAGAAACATCAATGCATTGTTTGTAGAGAATCAAGACGGTGAACGTTTTAAATATCCGTTTATTCATCTAGCAGGCGCTCGTGCCATGCAGCGTCACGTGGCCAATGGCGGCTTGCCCTACGATGATCTAGGCAAGAGCATTACACAAATGAGTGAAGAAATTGCTCAACTCAAGAGTTTCGGCAACTATGTAGTACGCAACGATCTAATGAATTCAGACACTAACTCAGTGGTTGAAAGAAGCACAGAGTATCTAAATCATCTAAGAGAACAGATCAAAGCATTAAGCAAACAAAGCCACTACGAGGCATACAAAGAAAACTTCCAGGCCTATGACAGCGAAGAAATACCTCAAGACGTAGTAGAAGATTTCAAACAAAAATTCACTGTGAGATCTTTTAAAGAAGATATCGCAACAGTGTTTCCAGTCTTGTATAGACTGATGAAAGAAGGAAACACCATAGGCTATGACGACATAGTCGCTATGACACAACAAGAAATCAACAACGAAGACCTAACGGTTGAAACAGAAGATAACGATCCATTCGTGCAATTTGAAAACTGGGTTATGGGGCTAGGCGAAGAAAGCTCAGTGACCAGCGAAGATCCTGAAGAACAGGCAGCAGCACTACAAAGCCTACAAGAATTGGTAGGCCAACACTTCCCAGCAGGAGTTGACGGCACTAATGCTATCGAAAGCCTCAAAGGCCTAATCGAAGATCCAGAACTATACAAACGAATTAAAGAACAGGCAGCAGAAGATCCAGATGCATGTGTGAGACCATTGGTTAAAGATTGGTTGGAATTCAATGCACCTGAAGCACTAGAACAGTTAGATTTTGGCGACATGGTGGATGACCCGGAAGCAGCCCAAGGAGGTGACCAAACTGCCCCGGAAGCGGAACCAGCACCAGTTGATCCAGCAGCAGCGGCTGTACCTGCAGAGGAACCAGTACCGCAAGAAGCTGTGGATCCCGATAATCCTAGAGACTACGAAAGACCAGCAGTGGATAGAAAGAAATCAGGTCAATCTCCACTGACTATGAAAGACGTGGAATACAAGGATGACAAGCCCAAGCGAGATTTTGAAAAGAGAAAGCAAAGGCTTAACACCGAAGAATTAGCAGAGTTTATCACATCATTTTATGATCGTGACACAGGCACATTCCCTAAAGGCCCAGAAGGCGTTGCAATCATGGTAGGTAAGAAGTTTGGTGAACAGGCAGAATCAGTAGCTCGAAGATTTGTAGAGCGTATGGCTCCTCAACAAACTACTGAACAAAATCCAGAACTATCGCGTATCAGAGAATTATCTGGAATATCACAAGGCATTGGAATGTAACAGTTTCGTCGCAGTTAGATCGGGCACTTCGGTGCCCTTTCTTTTGGCTAAATGAAATCAAACTTTTATGTAAACGTTTAGTCCTACTAAAGCGTTATATATATACGTAGGGAATATTCTTTACGTAAACAACATAAAGGAAACTTTAAAATGAAATCAATCGCAATCGTAGTAGCATCATTGTTCGCAGTATCAGCATTTGCACAAGCACCTGCTAAAAAAGAAGAAGCCAAGCCAGCAGCACCGGCCGCAGCAGCAAGTGCTCCAGCACCAGCTAAGGCAGAAGCCAAGAAAGACGAGAAAAAGCCTGCAAAAAGCGAACCTGCTAAGAAAGAGCCAGCTAAAGCAGACGCAAAAGCCGCTACTCCAGCGAAGTAATTTTGGGTTAGACGATAGTGATCTCATTATTGATGATGAGATCACATTTGGCCGTAATTTAAAGGCTCGAGACTTTGGCAAGGTAGTCGATGAAGATGAATTATCAGAGTATGTAAAATTTAGATTATGGTTAGCTAGACAACGAGCAATGGCAGCATATAGGAAAAAGTGGGCTTGACCCACTTTTTTCTTTTGGTAAACAAAGTCAAAAAAACAGCAGATAATCATTGACCTTGATAAATAAAAAGCGCATAATAAAACATGTGCATAAGGCATATAAACATTTTAGGCATAACACAAGGAGGCATTTAAAATGGCATCACTCGCAGAAATCCGTGCTAAACTTCAAGAAGCACAATCAAAGTCCACAGGACAATCCACCGGCGGTGGAGACAACGCAATTTACCCACACTGGAACATGCAAGAAGGCAAAGAAGCTGTCGTACGTTTCTTACCTGACGGTAATCCAAACAACACATTCTTCTGGGTAGAACGTGCAATGATCAAATTGCCGTTTGCAGGTATCAAAGGTGAAACAGACAGCAGGTCAGTTCAAGTGCAAGTTCCTTGCGTTGAAATGTACAATGACGGTACAGTTTGCCCGATCCTATCAGAAGTGCGTGGATGGTTCAAAGACAAGAGTCTTGAAGAAATGGGTCGTAAGTATTGGAAAAAGCGTTCATACATTTTCCAAGGCTTCGTGGTTGAAGATCCGCTCAAGGAAGATAAACTTCCAGACAACCCTATCCGTAGATTTATCATTGGTCCTCAGATCTACGCTATTATCCGTTCAGCATTGATGGATCCAGAATTGGATGAGTTGCCAACAGACTTTCTGAAAGGTCTTGACTTCCGTATTGCCAAGACATCTAAAGGTGGCTTTGCTGATTACTCTACATCAAAGTGGAGCCGTCGTGAACGTTCACTAACAGATGTTGAATCAGCAGCAGTAGAAGCACACGGTCTTTTTGATCTCAGCGGATTCCTGCCAAAGAAACCCACAGATGTTGAGTTGAAAGTAATGAAAGAAATGTTTGAAGCTTCTGTAGATGGTGAAGCCTATGACATGGATCGTTGGGGTCAATACTTCAAGCCAGCAGGTATGAGTCAGGCCACTGGTGATCCTAATCGTCCAGCAGCGTCGGCTCCTGCAGCAGATGCAGACGACGAACCCGCTCCTGTAGCTAAGGCCGTTCCGGCAGCGGCACCAGCAGCTTCGGCAGGTGATAACAGTCGTGCGCAAGATATCCTTGCCATGATTCGCAATCGTCAGAAGCAGTAATAGCTAAACATAGAGTGTGAGGTAACTCACACTCTATTTCTCAACAGGGCAAAAATAATATGGCAAAAGCATTTGATATTTCTAAATTTAGAAAGTCAATTACTAAATCTATCGACGGTTTAAGTATTGGCTTTAACGACCCAACAGATTGGGTCAGTACAAACAACTACGCATTAAATTATCTAATCAGCGGCGACTTTAAACGTGGTATTCCGTTAGGTAAGGTAACTGTGTTCGCAGGTGAAAGTGGTGCAGGTAAGAGTTTTATCTGTTCAGGTAACCTAGTTAAGAACGCACAAGCACAAGGTATCTTTCCTATCCTGATCGATACAGAAAACGCACTAGACGAAAAGTGGTTACACGCACTTGACGTTGATACAAGCCCAGATAAGTTGTTGAAACTTAACATGGCCATGATTGACGATGTGGCAAAGACTATTACAGAATTTGTTGCAGAATACAAAACAATGCCCGAAGACGAGCGTCCTAAGGTGTTGTTCATCATCGACTCGTTGGGAATGTTACTGACTCCCACGGATGTTAACCAGTTTCAAGCCGGGGATCTCAAAGGCGACATGGGTCGTAAGCCTAAAGCACTAACAGCACTGGTTCGTAACTGTGTGAACATGTTTGGTAGTTTAGGTATTGGTCTAGTAGCAACTAATCACACATACGCAAGTCAGGATATGTTTGATCCAGATGATAAGATCTCAGGCGGTCAAGGTTTCATTTACGCATCTAGTATCGTTGTTGCTATGCGTAAACTAAAACTGAAACTTGATGCAGACGGTAACAAGACTACAACTGTACAAGGTATTCGTGCAGCCTGTAAGATCATGAAAACACGTTATGCAAAGCCCTTTGAAAGTGTACAGGTCGAGATTCCTTATGAAACAGGTATGAGTCCATATAGTGGATTGGTCGACTTGTTTGAAGCCAAAGGCATGCTCAAAAAAGAAGGTAACAGCCTTGTCTACACCACCAAAGACGGTGAGATCATCAAACAGTTCCGTAAGGCATGGGAACGCAATGAGAAAGATGGGCTTGACATCGCCATGGAGGACATTTCAAAACATGGCGAAATTTCCGCTTCAGAGATAACTACTATTGTTGAACCTGAAACGGAGATTACTGAATGAAAGAAGATTTAATTGCTGACCTGTGGCATGTGGTGATTGGACATATTCCTGAAAAACAAAGACCAGATGTGGCCACTGATTTTGTAAACACATTGTTGGACTATGGTATTAAAGAAAGTGTGTTAGACAGTCTGCAAGGAGTAGATCCTTTTCTCGACGAAGCTATTACATACGCTATCGACGGCGAAGAGATCGATGATGACACAGACAGCTACGACGAAGAGGAATAAATGAATTGGTACGACAAGGTCAGTAAAGATATAAGCAACATTCCCGATGCTGCGGCCTATTATGAAGCTGAGTTAATCGAAGCAAAACAAGATGTCCGCATAGCGGGAAACATCGAGAAGGCAAGTTCGCAAATGCCTGGCATCGTGGAAGAACGTTTTAATCAACTTCAAGAAATTGAAGGTATCCTTGAGTACTTAAACATTGAACTTCGAAGGCTTCGTAGTCAGCATTTTCGCAAATATTTAGAAAACTATCAACGAGCTTTATCTTCTAGGGACTGTGAAAAGTTTGTAGAAGGTGAAGCTGACGTTGTAGATTTTGAAAAGATCATCAACGATTTTGCCTTGCTTCGAAATAAATGGTTAGGTATTATCAAAGCACTTGATCAAAAACAATGGCATCTAAGTAACATTGTTAAACTACGAGTATCTGGTCTAGAAGACGCCAGTCTTTAAATACTGGATAATATACGCAGATAAATATCTGCATGAAACGCATTGTATTAATCACCGGAGGATTTGATCCTCTTCACTCTGGGCATATTGCCTACATCAACTCAGCACGAGAACTCGGCGATTCGTTAATCGTTGGAGTTAATTCTGACGAATGGTTACGCAGAAAGAAGGGGCAAGAATTTATGCCCTGGGAAGAACGTGCAACTATTATTTCAGCACTTCACTATGTTGATCGGGTTATTAACTTTGATGACAGCGATAACAGCGCCAAGGATGCTATTAGAAAAGTTCGATCAATCTACCCGACTGCACAAATAGTCTTTGCCAACGGTGGAGACAGAACCAAAGAAAACATCCCAGAGATGGATCTACTTCAAGAGATGCTTCATTTAGATTTTGTATTTGCTGTCGGCGGCGATGATAAAAAGAACTCAAGCAGTTGGATCCTACAAGAATGGAAAGCACCTAAGACAGAACGGCCTTGGGGATATTATAGAGTGTTGCATGAAGTTTCGGGAATGAAGGTAAAAGAATTAACCGTTGAACCTGGAAAAAGTTTAAGTATGCAACGACACAGCCTACGTGCCGAGTACTGGATTGTCAGCGAAGGTGAAGCAATAGTTAATAGACAAATGGAAAGCGGGTATTCCTTACCATCTGTTCATTTAAGAAAACATATAGAATATAAAGTGCCTGTAAAAGAATGGCATCAGTTAACTAATCCGTTCGATGTCCCAGTAAAAGTAGTCGAAATACAATACGGCGAACA